TGAACGTGTCGCCATTAGCGTGCAGCAGCAGCGCGCGAGAAGTGGCCGCCCCCGGTACAAGGTGCAGCACGGTAGGGTCAGGGTCCTCGGCGTGGAGGTGGGCCAGGTGCATGTCGGAGGTCGGGTCCCCGCCGGCCTGCGAAATCTCGAAGGAGTGCCCCTCGGCGGCGCCCGTTAAGTTGAGCAGCATGCCCCCGTTGGGCGCCACAAAGCGCCATTCCAGGGTCTTGTTGCCCATCGTGAATACTTTATCAGCGGTCAGGTCCTCTATCTCGGACAGCGAAATCCCGGTGACGGGGAGCGTGAAGTTAGCGCCGCCGCCCTGGAAGAAGGCCGCTGTCATGGAGGAGGAGGCCACCACGTTCGAGGACACGTTGAGCTGGCCCGTCATGGTGTCGCCAGCCTTGGCCACTTTACCAGCAAGGGCGGTCGTGACCGTGGAGAGGTCTACCGCGCTCGCGGGAACGTGCACGACGGTAGCCGCCACAGAGCCGGGGCCCGTAGCCGTAACGTCGCCCGACAGCGCCGTGATGGCAGAGCCAACGTCTACGGGGGCGCTGGTCTGCGTGGAGCCATCGGACCATATAATCTTCTGAATCCCGGTTATGCCCGACGAAGTGTTGATATTGTACCCGCCCATCGTCAGGGTCATCGTGGCGATATGGCTGCCGAGGTTGTCCCCGCCACCCCCACCAACGAACTCGACACCGTTCTTATAGAAGCCGGTGGCGTTTATCAGGCCAGCAGAGTCGAGCGAGTACGCAGCGTTGGGCAGCTTGCCGACGCCTACGCTGGTCCATGAGGATACGAACAGGTCCGGCGTTAACGAGCTGCCGCCCGTTATACGCACGTTGGCCCCCAGGCTGGTCGTGTCGGCGCCTATCTGTAGCTCCTTGGGGTAGGTGGCGTGGCTGTCACCGAAGCCGATAATGCGGCTCTTGCCTGTCCCCGACTGAAGGAACTGAACCTCGCCCAGGAACTCCTGGGCTGAAGTGGCCGACTGATTATTGAACTGCGTCGAGTGCGGGAAAGCGCCACGGAAGATGACCTGGCCCGTGCTGATGGACGTCGGCTCGAATATCAACGAGCCCGTCATGGTCCCACCACCAAGGGGCAGTTTAGTGACGTCGGTCGTGTCTATGCCGGTTAAAGCGGAGCCGTCGAGCGAGGCCAGGTACTCCGACGTCAGGGCTGGTATCTTGCCGTCGCTGTTGATAATCTGAACGCCGGGGAAGCCGTACTCACGGCCTACGCCAGCGATAACGCCGCTAGAAAGGAACAGGCCGTTATGGTCGAACGTCATCGTGGTCGACCGGGGCTCGGGATAGGTATAGTAGCTGGCGTCTATGCTCGAGGTCGTGACATAGACCCGGTTCAGCGCGTAGCCGTCGGTCAGGTTCACCTGCACGCCGTTCATGAGAATCGGCTTCAGGTTGGTACTCATGAGGCGCGGCGTCGCGCTCGTCAGTAGTATCTCGGGCGTGTAGATAAGCTCGTCGAAGTAGGTGTTCAGGTGGAACTGATTTACGCCGGTGAAGTAGTTGGCGCCCCCGAGCTCGGCGTAGAATCCAGGGGTCAGTATCCCGGTAAGCTGCGAGCCGTCACCCACGAAGCGGGCAGCGGTCACGGTGCCCGTGGCGATTATCGCGCCGCCGGCGCCGTTGAGCGTTATCGTCGGAGTGTTGTAGGTAGAGGCAGAAGCGGCTATCTTCATCACGCCCGAAAGTTTCATCGTGGCCGATGATGTATTCTGCGATAGGTCGTAGTACGGGCCGGCGTGAGCCGCGCCCACAGCCAGCACCAGCGATACGACCAAGAAGATAGCCGCTTTCTTGCTTTTCATGATGTGCCTCTATTTGAACCCGAGCCCTCCGACGACATAGGTCGCCGTGGACACTATGCCCTGGCAGTAGACGCCAATGGCCTTGCCGAGCTTGAAGGACACCGGGTTCTCGTCGACTTTGAGCTGGAAGCCGCCGGCCGCCTGGGTCGTGACCTCGGTCGTGTAGCCGCAGTTGACCTTGGCCGCGTCGAGCACCTGGACCTGGACCTCGGACCTGAAGTAGTTCGCCCCGAGGATGGCCGCCAGCGCCGTGTTGACGGCGGTGTCTATGCGCGTGGGGGACGTGGACGATACCGCCACGGCCGCCGGCGTAGCGGCAGCAGCTACGGCCGGGGTTATCTGATTAGACCCAGGCAGTACGCCGCCGTCGTTCCCGCCGGCGAGGGCCAGCGTGGCCCCCGTCAGGAGGATGAAAGACGCTACAAGTATCTGTTTCATCTTTCTCCTTTAGCTGCACGCGGTCGTGGAGCTTATCGGCGACGTGAAGGCGCCGGTGCCGGTGCCGCTGGACACGCATATGAGCATGGTGCCGTTGGACACCCCGTAGACCTCGCCCTTGGCCGCCGGCGTGATGGCCGCGAGCTGCGCGAGGGTCTTGGACGCCGGGACGAACTTGCCGGTAAGGGCCAGGGTCGTGCCGGTCACAGCCCCGGTGTTCGTGACGCCCGTCGCGGTGAGGACGCCGGACGAGTTTATGCCCGCCACGGGGGAGGCCGGGTTGCCGATGACGAGGGTGTCGCCGTACAGCCAGCCGAGGGACCTGGCGCCGCCTATCGAGGCGAAGCCGATGATGGCGAAGGCCACCACTATGCCGAGTAACGTGAACTGCTTTTTCATACTGTTCTCCTTTATATTCTGCGCGCTTTAGCCTATCAGAAACCACTTCCCTGCGAGGGGGACGTACATCTCGAGCTGCCCGCCCCCTGGTGTATCGGTCGAGTACCAAAAAGCCCACTCGGCCATGACCGCCGGCCTTTCGGCCTGCGGACCTTCGTACCATTTTACGATATTTGTCGGCACGCTGGGCGATGGACCTGGCGTAAATGGCAGGTCAAACAACGTGCGGAGCTCTTGTACCATGAGCGTCAGCTTGTCCAGCGCGTTCTCGATAACGCGCGCCGGCATTTTCTCCTCGAGAGGGAGCCGGGACGGCTGGGTCATCTCCGTCGAGCGAAGAATCTTTATCTTTACCCCCAACGCCGGCGCCACCGTCATCGTCACGGTGCCATTCTCGTCGGTTGGGTTGGCGGCCACGGTGTAGTCCGTGCCGTAGACCTTCAGGTCGTACTCGTCCGTGCCCTCGCCCGTTTCAACATAGACCAGGACGTCGGTTGCCGCGATGACCTTGAACGAGAAGTCAAACGCGACCTGCCCGCCGTTTCCGACGTAAGCGTTGAGTGGATTGGTGGACGCGACGGACATAGTTTATCTCCGATTCTGTTCTTCGATAGCCTTCGGCGTGTAGCCCACTATGAGCTTCAGCGCGTCTACGAAGTCCTCGGAGTCCCCCGTTGCTATGGTCTTCATGCCCTCGGCGATGTTGAATATCGGCTTCGCCGGTATGCCCCACAACGCTTTGAACGTGGGGTCAGCGAGCAGCTTAAACGCGGTCACGATATCTTCCAGGTCGCCGGTCTGCGACGCTTCCCAGGCGGCCTTGCCGCCCATCACGATATCGCGCTGCCAGGATTCAAGTATGTCCTTACTGTCAGTCGCCCGCTCGCCGGCGATTGCGGAATAGATGTTCGACGTGAGCTGGGCCATGAGCGGCAGGTCGTTAAAGCTGCCGAATATCCAGGCCCGCTTCTGATTCTCCTCGTCCCAGCCGAAGTCCACGACGGCCTGGAACAGCGACGGGATAAGGAAGTGGTACACGACCAGGGTCTTCAGCACGTCCAGGCGCGTCATGCGGCCCTCGCCTTTGGCGAATCCCTTCGAGGCGATGGCGCGCAGCGCTGACATCTCCATGCGGAGGAACTGTATCGGCTGATTCCTGTACGCCGTGAACAGGCGAGTCACGCCGTTCATGGACTGAAAGACCGAGAGGTCGGAAATGCTGCCGGAGGACTGCGTTTCCCTGGCCACTTTGGACGCGAGGGCTACGGCCTCGGCCACAGGCTTGCCTTTGGCCCGGCAGTACCTGTAGAGGGCGTCGCCGCCAAGAAGGATAGAGAGCCGGTCGCCGGTCTTTATCGGCTGCACCAGGACCTCGGCCACGTCGGCGGCCACCTTGTCTGCGCGCGAGCCCTTCTTGCCGAAGTCGGCTAACGCCTGAAGCTCCTCGAACTGATTCCAGCCACGGGCGCGGACGAACTCGGAGTTCAGCCACTCCTTCGAGAAGCCCTCGCGGACCTGCTTCGCGGCCTGGGCGAAGAACGTGAACAGGTCCTCGGCCGGGACGCCGGAAGCGAACGCCGGCAGGGACGTAAGCTGTTTAGCTATCATGAGCGGCTTGCCCGCCACGTTGGCGGTCATGAGGCGGGTTATGAACGCCTCGCCGGCGCGCATGATGGCCTGCTCGCGGCGGCCGGAGGTAATGCGCTCCACTATCTTCTTCATCGCCGACAGGACCTCGTCGCCATATACGCCCGTCACCGCTGCTTTAAATTCACCGTTGGCCATGAGGGAGTTGAGCTCGCGCACCTTGGCCTCCCAGGCGACATAGTGCCCGAGCTGCCGGATATGCTCGTTCATCGTGGTCAGCGCGCCGAGCTGGTCGAGCGGGTGGACGTGACGAACGCGCGAGATAGACCAGCCGCCCAGCGTCGACTTGGCGTGAAGCTGCGTGGCCGCAGGGTCGAAAGCTACCTCGACGCCCTCTTTCTCGGCATAGCCGAGCGCGCGGATAGGGCTGTAGAACTCGTTGAACGGCAGGTCGATACCACGAATCTTGCGGAAGACGGCGTTCACGGCCTTATGCAGCTCACGGTAGACCTGAAGCTGCTCGAGCGCGAAGCGCTTGTCCGCTTCGGACAGCAGCCCGAATATCTCGGCCTCCATCTCGGGCGTGTAGGCCAGGGCGTCGGGGTGCGTGAAGTTCTCCGACAGCGTCGGGTCCTGGCGCTCCATGTAGCGCTTGACCGCTTCGTCGAGCGTGAAGACCAGGTGGACCTTCTGCCCGGCGGCGTTCTTGTGCCAGCCCAGGTCGAAGGACTGCATGAGCCTGCGCTCCGCACGCCGGCGAGCGCGAGCCCGCTGGCCCTCCTTGCCGGCTATGCCGTAGGCCCGCTCCATGCCGGCGTTAAGCCGCTCGCCCCAGCGCAGCAAGAAGCCGCGCTCATGGTCGGCTTCCTGGCTGGTGTCGAGCATTTTCTCTATGACGGACTCGCCTTTGCTTTCGCCGGAGCGGAACGCCAGGAGGTCGCCGATAGAGGCAAGTGACTCAAACGCTTTAGTCCACAGGCCCGTCAGCTTGTGCGGGACCTTCAGGCCCTTTACCCAGGCGCCGCTCTCTACCTTGAATTTCTGCCAGCCCTCGGGCGGCGCTATCTCGCCGAGCACGTTGCTGGTGGCCGCTTTCTCCTTGGCCAGGCGGGCCTCACGCTCGGCCAGGCGCTTCTCGAGGAACTTGGCCTTGGCGCCCTCGGCCATAGCCACGACGTCAGCCACGAACGCCGCGCCCTCTTTGGGGGAGATGTCGCCGGCGCGATAGCGCGCGGCGCGATAGCGGTATTCGGCCAGGGCGTGCTTCTCGGGCGTGTAATCGGGGGCGCTCTCGTCGGAGGCCTCAAGAAGGGCCTGCTCGGCCGCTACGCTCTCGAGCTCCGCGTCCTTACGGGCCATGCGGACAATGCGCGTTATCGCGCCCATTATGGCCTGCGTATCGGCGTCGCCGAAGCGGCCCGTAGCCTTCCCGTTGACGACCTTGGGCTTGGCGCCCTTCAGCTCGCGTTTCAGGATAGCGGCCAGGGCCTTCTCGCGGTTCACCGCTTCGGCCTCAAAAATGCGGTCCCGTATCTCGGGATAGTTCTTCTCGAGCTGTTCGACGGTCTTGGTGTTACGCATGACCGCCATGAACTTCGCTTTCTGCGCGTCGGTTATCGACGAGCGTTTAACGAGCTCCTGAATGTACGCCTGGACGCGCGCGACCTCACGCTTGGCGTAGGCGGCGCCATGTTTAAACGCCGAGTCCTTGGCCTGCTGCACGCGGGTAATGAGGTCGTTCTCCATGCGTATCAGCTCGAGCACGGGGATAGTGGCCTCAACGCCGGACTCGACTATGCGCTGCGAAATGGTGTCTTCCCCGGTGGTGTCCAAGGAGTGAATGGGGGACATGACGATGTCGGCAGCCAGCGCGTCGTTGGCGCGTATCTTGGCCGCTACCCGGTCAGCGGCATTGGCCAGGGACACGGTGGTCTTGCCTTCGGCCATGCGGGCGGTTATGTCGTCGTTAATGCCGGTGAGCTCGGCGTCCAGCGCTTTGCTCTCCTTGTGCAGCGTGCGGAGCGCGGCGTTCTGTTCGCTGTAGCGCCGTTCAACGGCCTCGGCGGCTGTCTTCGGCTCCTTCAGCGGCACCATCGGCTCTACGGACTCCTTGGTGGACAGCTTCGCGCTCTCCTCCATGCCCCGGCCCATCTCGTTCAGGGCGTTGAGCTGCTGAAGAATGGGGACGAGCTCGGTCTGCTGCTCGGGAGTCAGGTCCGTAATTTCTTTGCCCTCGAGGATAGCCTCGCGCTTTATGTTCAGCGCTGCTACTTTAGCGGAGAGCGCGGCCTTCACATCGTCGTTGCCGACGTTCTTCTTACCGAAATCGAACATCGCCTTCGTGACGTCTTGCGGCTTGGCGAGGATATCGTTTATCTTCTTGGCCTCGATAACGGGACCGGGCTCGGAGCCCATGACCGCCTTCTCGAGCTGCGCGGCCGACATCGTCTTGGCGTCAATGTCCCCCGCCGTGACGGCGGCTTTCGTGACGCGGATACTCGAGCGCTGCGCGGGCGCGCCGGCAAAGTCCATAGCCACGCCGGGCAGCTTTATGACGGCCAAGCCGGCGAAGGACGCAAGCGCGGTATCGCTCATGGCCTTCATCATCTCCTCTTTCGAGGTCATAAGGTCGGCGCGCTTGTCGACCAGCGCGGCGAAGTTAGAAACGACGTCCTGGGTCGCCTGCTGCGCGACTTCAACGCTGACTTCAGCGCCGAGCTCCTTGGCGTAGTTCATGTACCAGGAGGTCAGGATTTTCTTTACGGGCTCGGAGCCGAGCACCGTGCGCGCCATAGCGCGTTTGGCCGGAGCAGTCAGGTATTTGAACCCGACGAGCTCGAGGGACGCCGAGAGCGCGCCATAGGCCGGCGCGGCCATGCGTACCGTCTTCTCGTCGAAGCCCTTATCCATCATGTCGAGGGCCAGGTTGCCGCCCTCGATGTCCATGACGTACTTGAAAGTGTTGAACGCGGCGCCGGTGGACATCATGCCGGTTACGGCCGCAACGCCCACAGGCGTCGCCATACCCCCGGTGCCCAGCGCAGCGACGCCGGCGGCGATAGCAGTACCGCCGAGGATAGCGGCGCCCCCGGCGCTCTCCTTGGCCGCGCCAGCCATGAACGGCGTGAGCTTCGCGGCCTCGCCGGCGGCCCAGCGCATTTCGGCCACAGCCCGGCTAAACGGCGCTTCGCCCCAGGCGATGTCGGGGCGCTCGTTGGCCACCATCTTCAGTCGTTCGGCATTGGCGTGCGCGGAGGCGGCGGTGTAATCGGACTCGCCCGAGAGAAAGCGCTTGCCCCACAGGCCGCGCAGCACGGTAGCGTCGCCGGCCTGGTACTGCTGACGTATGAACTCGGGAAGCGGCTGCTTACCCTTCAGCAGCGACAGGGCGATGTCCTGGGGGACCTCCCAGGATTTGTCGGAGTCGTTGAACTTGCCGGCCTGATTCAAGACCGTGTCGGCGTCGGGGATGGTGATGAAGCCGAGCTTCGAGGTCTGAAGGTCGTCGGTCGAGAGGTATACCGCGCGGCGGCCGTCGCCGTCGGTGGCCACGGTGTAGACGCCTGCGGTGGGGGCGGCCTGCTCGGCCGGAACGGGCTCACGCTCCGCACGAGGCGCGGACGGGGCGCCAGGCTCCTCGGCGGGCGCCGCAGGGGTAGACACCCTGACCTTGGAAAAGTCGGGCGCCGGATTAGGATTGCCCAGGAAAGTGCGAGCCTCGAATTCGTCAGCCATTATTTAAACGCGCCGGGAATCGAGATACCGGCTTCAAGCGAGAGAGCCTGAAGCGCGGCCTGTTTCCCTTCGGCCTCCGTTATCTCCGTGCCCTCGCCTTTGCGGCGCTGCAAATCCTGAAGGCGACGTATGTATGCCACCCGCACGCCCGCCTTGGTGTCAGCGGAGAGGCCGGAAAATCTGTCCTTAAACTGCCTGTTCAGCTCGGAGTTACCGGCCTCGCGGGCGTTGGTGAAAAGCCAAAAAAGACCGTGGCCGGTGTTGCCGCCCTCTTTATCCTCGGCGGCTTTATAGGCCATAGAAACGTCGTCGAACAACGTCTGAAATTTGCCATAGCTTATGCGCTTGGCGTCGCGGGCGGCTATGAGCCGGTCCTGTTGCGCGACCAGGAGGTCGAGGTTACGGGCAGCGGACTTCTTGGCGTCCTTGCCGAAAAGCTCGTCCTGGTAGCGTACAATCTCGTCGAGGAGCGCGGGGTCGTCGGTGGCTGTCACGTCGGCCTGCTTATAGGCGATAGACTTCAGCGCCTTTATGCGGCCGAGCTCGGCGTCGATTTTAGCTATCGCCGTTTTCCTGTCGCCCTCTTTCAGCTTCGCACCCTCGCCGGCGCCCACGGCTATGTTCTTGCGGCGCTCGATAAGCGCGTTCTCCTGTTTGAGCGCCACGGTGGGGAACTCCTCGGAGCCTACCAGGCGGGCCAGCTTCTCACCATTCTGAAACGCAGCGCGGGCCTGGTCGTAGAGCATGCGGTCGCGCAGGCCGGAATAGCCGGACACCGCAGCGTCTTTGGCGGCGGCGTAGTCGTTAGGGTCCATGTGCTTCTTCAGCAGCGGGGACTTGTCCAGCTCGTCGGCCAGGAGCAGCGGGTCCTTCGCGGCGGCGTTATCGGCGTACATCTTCGCCATGCCCGCCGTTATCTTGTTCCACTCCTCGCCGGCTTTGGCACCATAGGCCACCTGTAAAAACGGGGCAAGTTTGACCTCGGCCGCCTGGATACCGGCGGCGAGCTGTCCGGCCGAGGCGTAAGACGCCGCGCCGTTGATGGTCGAATTGGCCAGGAGGGCCATGTTGCCTTTAGCGTTCTGCGTCTGCTTCGCCGAGGCCCAATCGTGCAGGTCCCGAGTCATCATCGTTATGCGGGTCTGCGTGGCCTGGGCGAGCTCGAGCTGCACGGCCCGGTTGTTCTTGGGCACGGAACTGACGTGGTCCTCGGCGAGCTTCTGCGCGTCCTTACGGAAACCTTCAGCGGCCTCGAGAGGGTTATCGGCGTACTGTTCCTTCAGCGACTCGGACAGCCCGCGCGCCGCTTCCTCGAAGTCCCCGGTACGCACGCCGGCGTCCAGGGTATCGATTATCTTCTGCTTCTTGGCCCAGGCGTCAGCTATGCGCTTCCGCTCGGCGAGCTCTATATTGGACGCGACATCGGCGGCGACGCCGAACACGTCGGACACCCGCGCCATCGCTTCAGAAGTGACGCTGCCGGCGTTGCCCCCGGTCACTACTGACGAGGGCCTGTTGCCTGCGTTCATCTGCGGTATTTTAGGCATTTACTTTTCCTCTGTTTCCTCTGCCTTGTCCCACCAGCCCAGCTTGTCGCCCATCTTCGCGGTGGACATCGTCGCGCTGGTGACGCCTTTGAGCAGCGCCAGGCGGCCCTGGGCTTTAACGCCGGCGGCTTCAGTCCGCAGCGCCCCGGCCTTCGCCTGGCCCTGTGCGCGGATAGCGCTGATATTCTCGGCGGCGGTGCGGGCGGTTTTGTCCAGCACGTCCAGCGGCGAGCCGTCTATCTTCACGCCGGACTTGGCGTAGGCCATCTTCTGCGTGGCCTTAAAGGCGCGGGCCTCGGAGGCGTAGCGCGCGGCTTCCGCTTCGGACTCCGCGATGGCCAGGCCGGCCTGACTTTTAAGCATGCTGGCGCGCGAATTTGCGGCCTCCATGCCGTAGATACCTGAAAGCAGGTCGAAGCCGCCGGAGGCCCCGGTCAGATACGCGGACGTGCCCGCCATACTAGACCAACCCCCACATGAGCATATCCTCGCCGTTAAGACCGTATTTTTTCATAAGACCTTCTCGCTCGAATCCGAGCCAAGATAACCAGCGCGAATGAAATTTATCGTTTTTTGATATCGCCTGTATTCTACGATATTTACTTCGCAAAGTATATAGCTCCTCACGCACGCCCCGCACAAAGACCAGGGGGAACCGCTGCTGGTCCTCGGAGGCGACTATGAAGACCTCGCAAACGCCGGGCATGGTGGGCACCGCCCCCAGCACGCCCAGGACTACGCCGGCGTCGTTGACTATGGTCCGGCTTAACCCGCTGCTGGCCAGCCGGGCCAGCGCGCCCCCCAGGTCGGGGCACGCCTTCGCGCTGGCGGTTGCCCGCATACGCGAAAGGTGCTCGGCTAGAAAGGGGACCACCATAGTTTAGCCCTCGTCCGACGTGTCAAACTCGATGTCGACGAACTGCACTATGCACGGGAGCGGGAGCTGCTGCACGATTACGACCCGCTTCTCATTGTTAGAATCGTTCCCGCTCCAATTGTCCGAATACTGTAGCTTGCGGACACCCGAGAACGGAGGCACGGGCCTGTCGGTGTCCATAGTGTTATCGCGGTCCACTATTTCCTGGGTGGCGTAGCGCTCGGTCCCGTACTCCCCGCCCATAGTGTTCAGGAAGCGGATATTGAGCCCGCAGATGTTGCGCGGCTTGGCCTGCGCTGGGCCCGACCGGCCGCCCAGCTCGAGGTTCTGCGTTTCCAGCACGCCCTCGTAGGGCAGCCCGACATGGACGACCGCAGCGGCTTTATCCAGCTCGATAGCGCCCGCCGTGACGACAACGCTGGTATAGGCGCCGCCGGTCTTGCCGTCGGCGTACACAGCGCCGTCATACAGGACCGCGACGTGCTCCCCTTCCAGGTAGTCTAGCCCCGAGATGGTGTCGACGGCGATGTACCACTCCCCCGGCGCCAGGGACGTAGCGTTAGCGCCGTTCCTGTCCTTGAAGTCGACCTCGATGTCGACGAGGATATACCCGACGTGAATGGACTTTATGACGGCCCGGCCCGCGCCCTGCCCCGTTGTCCTGTCGGGTTTAACCCATATCTCGGAGCCTACGTCGCCGGCGGTGAATATGTCGGAGGACACCGCAAAGCTGACGCCGGTCCCGGTGTAAGACCCGAGGGTGATGGTCACGCTGTCCGCTACGCCCCGGTCATCGCCGTAATAGGAGGAGGCCGCGTCCATGAAGACGAAGTCCTCCTGGCGGGAGTAGAGCGCCGCACGGAAGCGTGTACGGTCGGAAATCCTGTTAGCCGCGCCGGTGAAAAAGTCCTCGAGGTCGGGAAACGTAACCTCGTCGGTCAGCGTTTCAAGGAAGTACGCGGTGCTGCCGTTTATCGTCCTCGACGTGAGTATCCACAGCTCGTCCGCTTCCCCCGAACGCGGCATTACCGCCACGTCGAGAACTTTAGCGTCCGTGCCGCCTATGCGGTGACGGTGCCAGCCGGTTATGTTCTCGCCGGAGTTAACGGTCACGGCAGCCAGCTCGCCGTCGTTGCGGAGGACCCATATCACGTCGGTAGCCCCAGCCTGGAAGGCGATTTTGCGTATGCCCTCCTCCTGGGCTATGTGCTCCGCGCCCAGGCCCACGTCATAGCCCTCGAGCTCGTCTATCGAGATGTTGTAGCGGAGCCCGCGCAGCGCGCGCCCGCCCCGCTGGATAAAGAACGCCTTGGCGCCGTCTACCACCGGGGCGTCATTATATATCCCGCCCCGGTTATCCACCTGCCGCACTACGACGGAGTTCGGGGATATGGCCTCGTCCAGCCCGGCGCCGGACATGCGGAGCACGCCGCCGAGCGCCCCCACCAGGAGGAACTTCGCGGAGCTCCGCAGCCAAAGAATCTCGGTAGGCGCGCCGTCTACCGGCGAGGGCGTGAAGAAGTAGGCGTCATCGTCGTTCGTGCCGCCGGTGAAATCGTTGAAGCGGTCGTCGCCCAGGTCGCCGGTGGCCCGGCTGCCGAATATGGTGCCGGGACGTATCGACGTGCCCCCGTACACTAGGCGGGTTTCGTGGAACGCAGCGGCGCCGGGAAGGTCCCGGTTACGGGTACAGTACCCGCCCCCGGTATACGCGCCCCAGGTCGAGGAATCCACGTCGTTGTTGCCGACGGTGCGGACGAGGGAGCGCGGCCTGCCCTGCGCGTCGTCGCTCATATTGGTCAGGCTATACAGCTTCCCGTTAAGCTCGGTGGTGCCCCCGAGCCCGTCAAAGTAATACAGATTCGCTAGGTCCCCGGTAGACCGAACAGTCCCCACCGGGAACGTCACATAGGTCGTAGTGCCCAGGTGGATATCGACGATATTGCAGGCGTCGTTGTAGGCGCCCACCGTAAGGAGATGAACCGCGCCGCCGGAGGACCACGCCTGCGCGGCGCCCGTCGTGCTGATATACTCGCCGGTGAACGGGTCCAGCAGATAGAATTGTGTAGAAGCGAGGAGCTTGAATTTCACGAGCCGATAATTAAGCTCCGTCAGTCCCACTATGCCGGTGATGTACCCCCACGAGCCGTCAATGCCCGTGCCGGACGCTACAGTCACGACAGCCTTGGGCGCCCGGCTTATGCCGCTGACCGTAGTCTTATTGGCCTCGACGGCGGTTACGCCGAACGGGTCATTTACGCGCGGCGGCGTTATGATGGAGAAGGTGTCCAGGGCGGTCATCAACATCAGGCGCGGCGCGTACTTCCAATGCGTGAGCTCGATGATGGTGCCGTTGTGCGTGACCGAGAGGTCCAGCAGGTCTTCGTAGGTGTAGTACGGCGTGTCCACCGTGGCGACCACAACATGATTGCGGATGGCGCGGACCTTGCCCGGCGTGAACTCGAGCATATACCCGAGCCCCGAGTTGACCTGGTAAGGCACCATAATGCCGGGCACATTCCCCAGCACGCCCAGCCGCTTTAAGAACCCCGTGCGAAACCTCGCCGGGCCCTGGACCTCGGCGAAGAAGTTACGCATTTTGCGGCACGAAGACGGATAGCCCCCGGTGTCAAACCGGCCGCGTGACTTGGGCGACGTTTCACCGCCGGCGAAGTTTACCAGGGCTGCGTTACTCATTAGTAGTACCTCGGGTCCGTGCCGGTGCTGCCCACGCGGCGGGCGGTTATCAGTTTGCTCCGCTCTATGCGGCGGGGCGGCTTCTCCTGGCCGGCGACGGCGGCTGCGGTCATCGCAAGCGCGTCGGCGTCGTTGCGGATTTCGCGGATGATGGTGTTCTTCAGCGTGAACTTATACGCCATATTCGCGGCCAAATGCAGCGTGACCAAGCGGACAAACAGCGGGTCCCACGTTGAGATTTCAGGGTCGTCGAAGACGTAGGACAGCTTCAGCCCGGCCGCGTCGGCCGCGTCGGTGAAGACGTGCCCCTCGCTCATATCGTAGAGCCCGGCCGGGGTGTCGTCGTTGATAGCGATGTCACCCAGGGCCAGGAGCCGCACGAAGTCGTTGGGGAGCTGGTAAGCGGACGTGTACCCGAACGCCGGCGTCTTGGTGGCCGACTTCGTGACGACCGCGTACTTCTTGGAGAAATTGAAGATGAACCGCCGGAGCATTTCGCGCACCGTGGCGGGGTAGTGCCGCGCGCAAATCTCCTCGATTTCCGTGGTCGGCGTTTCGATGGAGGCGATGGACCGCTGGCCCAGCCTGTCCAGCGCGAGATTGCAGATGTCGACTTCAGTAGTGGGAATACCCATAGTTGGCTGGCCTCCGACGTTGAGATTAACCGTAAAGCCCCCGTCACCCCGCTAGAGCGAGGCGACGGGGGCCCGAACGACCTACTACCGAGGGGTTTAGCCCTGGATGAACAAGCCGCGCACCGCTATGGTGCCCGCCGCCGAGCCCGCCGTGTTAAGGGTCAGGGCCAGGAGGTAGGCGTTCTCGCGGGTGTCCACGGTCTTGCCCAGCAGTTCGTAGACCTGCTTGCCGATGTTCTCGACGCCCATGTCGTGCAGGCCGTCTATCTCGGAGCCGATGGCGGCGCCGGCGTTGATGTCGTGGGCGACCATGAGGACGTCCTTGTCGGCCACCACGCCGTTCTCCTTGTAGAAGCCCAGGTCGACGCTGGTGCAGCCGGCCAGGCTGTCGCAGTTGATGTCGATGTAAACCGGCACCATCTTCGCGCCCACGCTGGCCAGGTAGGCCACGGAGCCGTCGCCGTCGCCGGCCAGCTTCTCGTAGTTGGCCGCGAACGCGAACGTCCGGCCCGGCATGACTTTGGAAACGGCAGCCTTCTTACCGGCGGCCACGTCTGCGTTAATCCACTTTATCACAGCGGTCATTTGATTCTCCCTGCCTACCTTCGGTAGGACTTACTGTAGATTTTACCGATATCCCCCGCCGCTAGTCAAGCCAGCGGCGGGGGAGGTCGCGGAGCTGCGTTAGTCCGTGGTCGTGACCTTCTGCACCAGCAGGCCCTCGGTGCGGACGGCGCCGAACTCGAAGACTATCTCGACCTGGGTGGTTTCGTGCAGGTCGGCGCGATCCTTGATGGTCAGGGCCATGTCCTTCGACATGCCGACCACCATGCCGCCCTGGGCGAGCACGAAGCACGAGCGGACGCCGCCGGTGACGTCGAGGATGGGGCGGTTGATGGCGCCGGCGAACTTCACCAGGCCCAGGCCGGCCGCCTTCTGTATCTCGCCGCCGTCGATGACGTACTGCCGGCTGTAGTCGCCGGACACCAGCTCGGTTTCCTTCATGAGCGCGGTATGCTCGTCGCCGGAAATGCCCATGACCTTCGTCACGGGGCTGTCGTTGCCGACCTCGTTGTCGATGAAGTTCTGATTGATTTCCAGCAGCTTCTCGTAGGTCAGGCCGGCGGTGGCCACGACGGTCTTGCCGCCGTCGTTGGCGAAGGTTACGGTCGTGCCGAAGTCGCGGCCGGTGTAGACGTCGGCGAACAGGGCGCCGACCACGACGCGGTCGAACACGCGCTCCATAGCGCGCACGCAGGCCATCGCGTACTCGGACTGCGGGTTGAGCAGCATGCCGCGCACGTTGGAAGCGTCGATGGGCAGCGTCACCGCGAAGCGGCGGCGGCTGATTTTGCGGCGCTTGTGGTCGATGTCGGCGAAAGCGACGGGCTGGTGCATGCCGACGATTTCGGACGCCTCAACCGGGCCGAGGCCATCGTAGGCGAACACGTCGCCGGTCATCTGCTTGATGGAAACGTAGGGGCGCAGGCGGGCTTTGGTCTGCTGGGCCGCGTTGTGCACCATGTCCGAGAACTGCGTTACCATCGCGTTGTCGATAGGTTCTGACATATCTGTTTCTCCTCCCCTTAAAAGGGTATACCGAAAAATAGCTCCGCTCGTAAAACGAGTGGGCCTTCATCCTTACCGAAAACAACTGCCTTGGGGTTTTCGAGCACAGTATCCGTTTCGACTACGACGGGTGAGCTCTCCTGGTGCGCGCGGACGCGAGCGGGCTGACCGCTATCAGAGGGGGCGCGGGAGCGCCGTGTCCTCACTTCAAATCGAAAATAGTATACCTGCCCGCAAGCGCCTTGTCAAGGACTTTCTTGCGGGCAGGCATTTTCCACTTACTTCTTATTGCCGGCGGCAGTCTTCATGTCGCCCAGCTTCTTGTAGATGGCGCCGACATCGGCCACCACCTTCGCGTGCTCGGGGTGCCGGAAGTTAGTGTATGCTTCCGACGCCATCAGCGTGCGGCCCTTCTCATGCAGGGCGTTCATGTCCTCGCCGCCGGGGGTAGAGCCGCCGGCGCCGTTGAAGGACCCGTCCTCCTTCATGAACTTCTCCTTCACGGAGCTCATTATCCCGGTCAGCACGACCAGGCTCTCATTGGAGAGGCGGTTCAGGTGCGGCTTCAGCGGGTCGGGCGTGAGCTGGGCCAGCAGCGCTTTGCCGGTGTCGAACTTGGCCTTGCTCTCGGTCCCGAACGTGGAGGTCATGAGCTGCTGGAACTCGTCGTCCAGCCGCTTCTGTTCGGCCGCCTGGGCGCCATACTTTTCCACGATGAACTTCTCGTAGCCGGCCTGAAGTTTCTTGGCCTGCGTCTTCGACACGCCGGCCTCGTAGAACATGTCCTTCATGGCCCCCAGGAACTCCTGGTCGGCCTGGACGCCCTCGGCGACGGTGAACTCGTACTCGTCGGCCTTGCCAGGCCTGGTGAGCTTGTGGAACTCCTCCCAGGCTTCGGGGGCGGCGCCGGCTTCAGGCACCCCGGTCTTCTTACCGATAAGCGTCTGCGCGCCGTCCAGCTTCTTGAACAGGGCATTGTACGCCTCGGGGCCCACAGGGAGCGCCTTCAGGTCGTTGAGATACGCCTTGCTCTTGAACTCCTCGGGTATGAGGGTTTCGAGAGTCGGCGGGGTCTGCGGGGCGCCGCCGGCGGGCGGGGTCTGCGGATTCGGGTTGTTGGGGTCGGGCATGTTATTTCTTCTCCTCCATGAATTCTATCTCACGCAGCACGTCCACCGGGACGCTTCTGCGGACTTCCAGGTACACCAGGCGGCGCTCGGCGTTGAGCGCCGTGGCGACGGGGTCCACCTGGCCATCGCTGCGGATGACCCGATCGGCCTTGTCGAAGCCGCACAGGCCGTGCAGCAGCCGGAGAAATTTCTTCCCCTGCGGCGTCACAGCCATCTCGGCTATCACTACCCGCCGACGTTCGACTTCGGCCTTAACGGCCTCCTCGTAAGCCTTGCGGTCCTCTACCATCTTTGTCCTCTGTTCCTCTGTCATGTTTCCTCCGTTATGCTATCTCGCGGCTGCGGTGCTACCGCCCGCCATCACGCCCCCGCCGCCAGCTCCCCCACGGGACTGCGCGGCGTTACGCGCGACTTCCGAAATCTGCTGCGCGGCGTTGAGCTTCGCCTCGAGCTCCTGTTGAGCGCGCCGGCCTTCGCGTATGGCCTTAATCGCGTCCTGGGTGCGCTGCATGGTGGACGGCGACCCTGAATAGTCTATAACATTCCTGGCCATGTCGTCAATATCCACGTTGTCGGCTATGCTCTCGAAGCCGGGGATAACCGCCATCTTCTGCAAGAACTCGGCGGCGGTGAAAATGCCCTGAAGTTTCTCGGACTGCGAGAAGCGCTGGGCGGGGGAGATGAACTCGATATCGTACACGTCGAGTCCGGCCTCTATCGCGTCCCGCACGGCCGGTGGTATCACCATCAGGTCTTTCTTCAGCAGCTTGGCCCAGGCCCGCCGGGCCCACGCTATCAGCCCGCCTTCAGCGGGGGCGCCGAAGTATCCCTTGCGGTAGAGGACGTTGAACGACCGCTCGATAAGCGGGACGAAGACCTCGACCTTCTGCCGGGAGAACATGGCGTTGAGGGACTCGCCGCGCATGCGGTTGCGAACGCTCGTTTCAAACGCGGTCATCTGCGTCTGATTGTTGAGGTCCAGCAGCCGGTCCAGGCTAAACGACTGCATGATGGAGTCCTTCAGCTCCGTTATGCGCTTCTCGGCGTCCTGAAGCTCACCGACGGTAAAGAGCTGGAAGACGGGCTTCTCGCCCGAGATTCTGCCCGAGGAGTTGAAGACGTTAAGCGCGCCGGCCGATGTGTCAATGACGCCGCCGCCCAGCCTGCCGTCGTCGAGAACACCCAGGGGCGGGTCGAGCTGCTTCTCCGAGGCCCGCAGCACGGCCTCGTACAGCGAGTTCAGGGAATTGGCGTGGGGCAGCGCGGTCATCGCCGGCGACCGGCCCTGGACTTCGCCGATGGTCTTTATCATGCGGCCCACAGCGACCGGGAACTCCTCGTAGCCGCCCTCGCGCATGATGAACTTGTGCTTCAGGTCGATGTGCAGCGTGCGAGTGGCCATCCCGAGGAAGCCCTCTTTCTTGCCCATCACGACGCCGGCCTTGTCGATAATCTGTCTGTCGGACAGGGGGCGGGGCTCGAGGACGCGGAGCACTTCTATCTTGTCCTCAAACTTGCCCTGCTTATAGAGCTCCTTCACCTGGGGCGCCACGTCGTCGCGGTACTCCTCGACTATCTGCCGCACCGTGCGGGCTTCCGTGAAATAGATGTTGTCGACGAAGCCCTGGGCGTTCTCCGAGATACACATGTTCTTCACGCCCCACGCCTCATAGACGACGGGCACGGAGTCATCATCGTTCTCGAAGGCGCCCACGCCGGCGGTGCCGAACACCTGCATGTCTATCTCGTACTCCTGAAGCGCCAAGGCCAGGCCCGCGCGGGGCGTGTCCATATAGCGGTGAAGCTGGCGGGTCGAGTTCCTGAAGAACTCCTCGACGCCCTGCGCGTCCTTCAGCTCCTCGACCGGCTTCAGCCGGAAGGTGCGGGGCCCGTCAGGCCACAGCATAGAGAGGAAAACGGAAGCGGCCTGCTGGGCCGCGAACTCGCCGGTGTTGTCGAAGATGGTGGAGTAGAGGAACTCGCCCGGCGCCACGACGTTCGTGAAGTCCTGTTTCCTGGTGAGGAACACCTGCGCGAGGCGCTGGTAGTGAGTGTTCCAGGGGTCCTTGGCCGTCTTCAGGTCGCCGTTCCTCGAAAGGTATTTGCTCACGCGGGCCGCGTCTAAAAGGTTGTCAGCCATGATATTCTCCTTATGCTTAAAACTATTAGGGCCGTGGGTCGGCGCCACAGAGGAGAAGCGCCGACCCACGGAGAGCGCTTTGGGG